AGACAGCTGACGCGTGAACATGTTCTTCGCGTAATTGCCAGCGGCCCCCCAGTTCCAATCTGATCCGCCGTAGCCTAGGTCGGTCGCATCGGATGTGCCTAGAACATTACCGGCGTCGTCGTACGTTATGCTGCTACCGTCATCAAACCGCTGGGTGATCGACCCGTCTGGGTTGCGTGTCATCGTCGGGCCCAGCTGGGACTCTGGCGTTGGCGCCTGGTCGCCCACGTCCTCTGTGGGCTCCTCTACAACTTCCTCGCCAGGGGTTCCCTCGTCTGTTGGTGCCTGGTCGCCAACGTCTTCGGTGGGCTCTCCCACCACTTCTTCACCGGGGGCTCCCTCCCCAGTTGGAACTTGGTCGCCCACGTCCCCGCCAAATTCCGGCATCTCTATTAAGTTGCCGTCGATGTCGGACGCGGAGATTGGGTTACCGCTAGCGTCAAAGGTTATGGTGCTGCCATCGTCAAACGTTTGTGTTCTGGTTCCGTCTGCGTTTGTTACAACGCCCGGCATGTCGGCCAGGGGATCCGTTGGTGTCTCAGCATCAATAGGAGTTTCTGTGACGTCCCCGCCCGGGGCCTCTACGGGCTCACCGGACTCTACGTCGCCCGTTACAGGCTGCTGCGACGCTAAGTAATCTTCCGCAGTCTGCGGATTAAAGAATATGTTGGTCCCGTCTGTGGCGGTCGCGCTCACGGGGTTGCCCGCGGCGTCATAGGTTATGCTGCTGCCGTCGTCGTATGTTACGGTGTTGCCACCCAAAGACTGAGCTGTTTCAGAGTTAATTGCTTGGACCACATCTTCCGGCGCTGGCTTGCCCATCTGATCAACAATCTGGCCCGCCTGGTTAATCGTGTAATTGACCCCGGCCCGCACTCCGTAGTTCGCTAGAGCGTTTAAGAATGCTTGCTCAACGTCCCCACCAGTTAGCGCCGCGGCTGTCGCGCCAGCGGCGCCAGCACCCACTGCGCTACCAATCGTTCCGCCCAGTGTGTTGCCAATCAGATCGCCCGACTGCTGGGCGAGCATCGCTGTCTGCGCCGAGCCAAGGTCGGTGCCGTACTCAAGCGCTGTGCCTAGCTGATCTCCCACGTAGCTGCCGACGCCCTGAGCAACCGTGGACACGACATATGACTTAAGAGCGTCCCCGAAGTCTCCACCACGAGCGAGCGTCGCGCCGGCGTTAATATAAGGAATAAGGTGTACCTGCCCCGACGCCACCGCGGCGATGGTAGCAATTGTCTTTATTGGGTCATCTAGCGCGGCCTTGACCGTGGTCTCAACTACGTCACCGACTTCCTCAAGTACGTCACCTACCGAATCAACTATGTCTTCGGCGACGTCACCGATGGTCTCTACCGCGTCGCCAATTGCGTCACCTACGTCTTCTACAAACTCAACGACGGCGCTCATTGCTGCAGCCCTCCCTTAGAGGATGGGCGCAACTGAACAACCACACGCAGGGCACCATCTTCAAGGCGATTAACTTGGTATCCCATCCCCTTTGGTTTGTCCTTGCCAATGTAGCGGAAAATGTTCAAAAGTGACTCATCATAAAATGTTGTGACCATGGCCCTAAAGCCCATGGACTTCATCGTCTCAGTAAAGACGACGCTGCTTTGTAGGTAGTTCTCGGGGGTGTCTGCGTTCAGCGCACGAAACACGGCAATGTCCGGGTTTTTCTTAGAGCGGTGAACTATGAATAGAGTGTTACCCTCGCGGAGGCAAACGGTCTCGGGCGTGCGTAACTCTGACGCAATCGCCGCCTGTACCTGCTCAGGAGAGTATGGTGAACCAGTGTTCTGAGAGGCGATGTTCACAATCTCCTCAGAGCTCAGTTGCTGGTGCTTGGAATCAATCATCGAATCCTCTAATCAAAAATCGAAAAACATTTTTATGGGGGCGGAGCCTGTACAGACCCGAGACATTCCTATATCTACTAATGCAGAAGTCACGGCGTTTTGTCCCTAGTTCGTTGGGCCGTTAACCATTACCACGACCACTCGAACCCAGTCCCGCCAGTCTTGAAACCCCTCTGGTCCTGGTATGCCGAACGAGTTAAACGTGGATAGGGTTACCATTGCGTTTGCCACGTCCCTCCAGCTCTCCTCGTCCACCCTTGGAAGAGGCTCCTCCCCAAAGTAGTGGAGCAGGTTCCCGTTCCAACCCTCCCAGGTTGCCTCTTCCGCCAGGAAGGGTATGCTCTGGGTTATACTGGGCATTATGGCCTCTCGTCGCCCAGCTCGGCGGTGATAAGCACCCTGCCCATCTGGTAGGATCCACCGGCTACGTTGGTGCTAAACTTGAGCCTGGTCTCCCGGTTCTCAATTCGCAGGTCCACCTTACCAGTGTCCGGGGTAAACGTGAACACCGGGGAGTTAACCTCCGTCGATTGGGCGAATGGCTTGCCTATAACCTCCAGGGTCATCTCGCCAGTTTGCACAAAGTCGGGCTCTACCCGTCTAAGGTGCAGGCGTCGGTTTATTCCCCTCGCCTCGTCCTGGGCTGGGTTGCCACCCACCCAGCTAATGTCGCAGGTGGTGAAGTAAGCGGGGATTGCGGTCTGGCCTGTCGGCTCAACCCTGTCCGTTCCAATCTCGTGCTGCCACATCGCGTAGCCGCTAGTCGTCGGGAACACCGAGTCTCCAACGCTCGGGTACGGGCTGATAACCTCAGTTACCGTCACGAGCGTTGAGTCCGACGCGGGGTCGTACACCACGGCGCTGATAAGGTAAGAGGTGCCCGACGGCAGGTTTGTAAACTGTATGGTCCTGTTTGGGGAGTACTTGGGTGTCTGGTCGCCGTCCAGGTAGAACTGTGACGACGTCGGCGCGGGCTCACCCGCGGGTGTGGCGATCGTAACGTCGGGCTGTCCCACTATGAAGTCGTACTCCCAGCTGCACCATATGGGCGTTGGGAACACCTCGGTCGTGTAACCGCAGCTCCTGTACGACCCTGACGCAGATCCGGCGTCGTACCAGATCTTGTCCTTGACGTTGTAGATGATGGCGTCGTTGCACTCCGTGGAGGTGCCTCGTGGATAAAAGAACCAGATCTCGTTAAAGCGAGGAACCTTGGTCGCCCAGACCTTTTGGCGCTGCGCGAAGTTCAGGTTTTCGTATACCCAATTTAGGTTCTTATCGTTTGGTAACACCTGAACGGAGCCGTTGTACATGTAGAAACGGTCAACGCCCATCCAAAAGTAAACCCCGTCCATCTCAACAACTGCGTTGGATGACATGATTGAGATCTGGCTAGAAATGATGTCGTACTTCCAGTACTGCGTTGCGTTACCGGTAAAGGATACACGTATTAGACTGTCTGTTGCCCAAAACAATCCGGACGGCGAGTTGGTGCCGCCACGAACCGGCATGCCCTTCACGATCTTACCCGCGGCCATGTTCACACGGTTGGCGAGTGGCCCGTTCCAGTCATTCAAGTTCTGATCCTCGAATACCGCGTCTACGTGATTGTTCGCGATGAATCCGTCCGACCCGTATATGAACAGGAACGGGTAGAGCATCACAACGCCGCCGTCACATGTGACCGGCGCAAATGTTGGGTTGTTGCCCGCGGTGTCCGCGAGCCCGTAAAAATTCCACGTTGCACCAGTGGGTAGTATGTCCCCGACGAGGACCTGCGTCGGGTTGTCCTCTACGATGTTGATAAGGTTCTGGCCTGGGTGAGCGATCACTTTCATGCTCCCACCCTGGGAGTCGTACTGCATGTCAAACTGCCACAGGTTCGCGGGGTTCGGGTCGAACTCTACGTTCGCGATCCACACCTCCGTTTGAGACGCGGGGATGCTGGTTGGTGTCACGGTAACAGTAGTATTACCCGCCGCGAACACAGAACCAGACACGGCATATTGAGTGGCGCCGGGTGTCTGGCTGAACACGACCTTTGTGCTGGCCGGAAACTTTGTCGTAAGGTCCCCCGCCACAACAAAGGTTGAGCTGGTGTTACTCGTCACCGCGGTTTCGGCGTAGCCAACATTTATAACGGCCTTGCTGGGGCCTGTGCCCGCCGCGAATGATAGGCTCGTCGTGAACGCGTCGATCGTCTCCTCGGTGCCGGTGAATATAAAGTTCTGCCCGTTGTACGCGTTCGCTATGATGCCACGCGCGATCCCGTACTTGTCCAAGAACATGCGCGAGTAACCGCCTATCTTGCGTGGCGTGCCACGCTGGAAGCGGTTCCACAATCCGTCGGTGCACTCGCGGGACTCAAACACCGTGCCGTCTCGTTTAATCCCGGGCGCAAGCCCGAGCGTGTAAACAACCGAGAGGTTCTCGTCCGCCATTAGAACGTACCGCCGCTGATAAGGCCGGCCTTAACCTCGCCCGTGAACGTTGTCTTCGGCGTGAGCGGGTTTGTGTTGTCGATGACCATCATGTCCGTGCTGCCCGCGGATATTGCTGGCCTGCTAGTCGCCTTGAGGTACATGCCGGTGTTCGTGTCGTTCGAGAACGAGAAGGACGGTGCCGCGGTCGTACCGTTCACCGCGTAGTAGATGTAGATCCAGGCCTGTGTTAGCAGGAACGCGTTCGACCCGCTTGTTAAAATAATCGCAGATGAGCCGTTGGCGATCGCGATCGCCGGCAGGGCGGTGCCCGTAACCTCGATGTTGATGTCGTAACCCGCCTGCCCCGTCTGGTTGCTGACGATGTACATCTGCGTGATCGCCGGGAGGATAACGTCCAGGTCTACTGTCCGTGTTCCTGATAGAGCGACAAACGTTTGTATCGTTGGCGCGCCCGTCGTCAGATCCAGGGTGTTGCCAACGATGCTGTCGACGTCGTACGTCGCCGCTGTGAAGGTTACGTCTACCTGCCTTGGGAGGCCGACGGTGAAGAAGTTACCCGTGGCGAAGTCCAGGATCACGACCGCGGAGTCCGAGGGGAACATGCTCAGGCTTGAGAGTCCGTTGATCGTCTTTGTCGCGGGGGGCGTTATAACCACGGACCCCGTGCCGCTGTTGCGAATGTTAACGAACCATCCGGTGTTCGCCGTTGCGGTGCTCGGCAGCGTGATCGTACCAGCGCCACCATTCCACACGTACGTCGCGGATCGGTTGTTCTCCGTTAGCGTGACGTTAATGGATGTTTCTATTACCTGCGAGCCGGTGGCCAGGCGGCCGAGGATGTCAACCAGTCCGTTGCCCACCAGTGTCGCGGCGTCCGCGGCGGATGTGCCCGCGCCGAATGTCACGTTCTCGTACGTGCCTGCCTCTGTGCTGTTGTCGGAAAGATAAACATACCGTGACTCACCAGCTAAAATCTCAATCGACTGAGCGCCGTCGATGTCCTCAATAAAGAAGCTATCAGCGCCCATGTTGCGAAAAAGAATGTCCGTGCCGGTTGATCCCTGGTTACCTGGCGGTAGCGTGACAACCCAGCCGTCTGTGTCCGGGGTGCAGTCCATGATCCTCGCGGCCGCGACGGTGCCATCACCCGGCACGGTGTACGGGGGCCAGGTTAGTGTGACGTTAGACTCGATCGCTAGCGCGGTGTAGCTTACGTCGGTGGGTTGAACTACGGTCCCAGTAAACGGCGATGTAAATGTGGGCATTATTGTGGCTCCTGAACGGATGTGTTCCTGTCAATCCTACGAGACGAGTCCTCTTTTGTTAGCTCGCCCATGGAATTTTTGTATAGCTGTGACCAAATTTGTAGCTTGTCCGGGCTCTTAAGGTAAGGCTGCGCCTGCAGTAATGAACCAAACAATAGCGCTTGTGGTGCCTCGCGCGTGATCAGATTCTCCTGGTTGTCGTCGGCGAGAGGTTGCACCCGGTTGTAATAAATAATCTCCACCGAGTACTCATCGTCAGGTATCGGAGCTAAGGCCCAGTGGTTGTAGTCGTAGTCTGAGTAGTACTTGGGCTTGCCAGAGTTCAGCTCGTTCTGTACCTGAGCCACGTAGTCTTGGCTTCGCAATAGCACGGGCTGGCCGCCAATTTTCATGGACACAGTCTTGCGCCACCGGGCTGGCTTCTCCAGGGTCGCGCCCTGAGAGCCCGACAGCAGGGTTGTCTCAACCACCACCAGCTCCCAGAGTGTTTTTACTTGTGCCGCAATCTCTTGTTCGGCGAGCATGATCATCCTTGGGATCTGCTCTACGAACGACTGATCGTCCCGCTCAGAGTACCGTATGATGTCTTGGACTAATGTGTCATATGTCAACACTGCTGCTGGCATGATTACCTCGAGTAGTAGGATACGTTAGGCGTCAACATCACCGGGGACTTGTCTCGCTCCTCGGACTCGGCCTGCGACAGCCAATAGTTAGCCTGCCCGTCAAGGTACTGAATGCGGGCAAGATCGATCCCAGGGAGTTGTAGCGACATCTGGTGCGACAAAAGCTTTTGCACCGCCGCGATCCAGCGATTTGGTACATAAAGTTCATTTGACAGATCTCCAACGTCCTCGATCTGCTTTTCGATTACTAGTTGGAACACCTGGAAGTCGTTGTTCGGAATTGGCCACAGGTACATCTGCGGGTTGATCTGGCGGTCCATCCAGTACTGTAGCGAGCGGTCGCTCTCAAATTGCTTGTTAGGAAGGTTCCAGTAGTCGTCACGGTTTAGGCGCGCGAGCGGTATGTCCTGCTGCGTATAAGAAAAAGAAAGTGCACGTAACGAGAACGTTGTTACTCCGGTATTGCGGATCCGGAAGTTGTTGTGGCCTGGGCTTGGCTCGACCGGGAAGTAGTACCACTCATAATCAGCCAGTGTGACCGTTGGCAGAGTGTAACGAAGAGTCCAGGTGACGCCGTCTTCACTTGTCTCGTACACTAGGTTCAACGTTTGGGCTCCATATGAGTTAAACCCAACCTGGTATATGCGCTGCGAGGCGCCGTAGTTTGCGCCGAACCAGTTGTTAAGTAGCGTTGATGTGCCGAAGGTTACCAGGTTGTTGTCGAACAGGTTAGTAGCGGTGGCGTTGCTCGCGGGTAGCGCCGCGGAGATCGCCGGTGTTACAATGTAGCGCCAGTTAGCCTCACGCACGTCGACCGTACCCTGTGGCAGGTTTATGATTGTCTGGTTCTTGACCGTGCCGGACATGTAGTTCTCCAGCATCCACAGGTTAACTCCCCGGTTTGAGAGGTTCTGTAGTATGTAGAAAAGGGCTAGCTTGCCAGCGTCGATGTACTCAGGTGTTTGCTCCTCCGCGGGCTTTCCAGCCTCACGGAAGGCAAACTCAATCATCTGAGCTACGTTGACCTTGGTCTGGTTTGTGGTGCCTGAGTAGGCCATTACTTATCTCCCGCGTCCGCTTGTCCGCATTGGTGCGTTTGACTTGACACGCGATGGCAGGTTCTTCTGTGCCTTACCAGCGGCAACAAACTCCTTGCCCACCTTCTTGGGGATACCAAGAGTACTCTTCCCCTCTGCGGCGGCGTGCATCGCTCCAAGTTGCGCCTTTGATTTAATGGGCATCTCAGCAGACCTTGCCGCCGTAGGCGTACTGACCAACGGCTTCCAGACCCTTCATAAGGTTCTGTCGCTCCAAATCGCTCATTGCTCCCATTCCTGCATTTCCCATTGCAGCGGACGGTGCTCTCATTGATGCAACACCCGCTGCGCCGGCGCCACCAAGACCAGACATGCCATCAGGACCACCCTGGAACATTTCCATAATGCCCTGGCGCTCTGCGTTCGACACTGCGCCTTTGCCTGGCATAGGCCGCTTCATGGGGCGGCGCTTTACTGGTGCTGTTGCGTCGTCCGGCTCCTCGTTAAAAAAAGGGCGACGGCCTCCGGCCAGCATTGGCATCTCCTCTACTGACATCTTCATTGGCGCAGGGGTAATCTCCTCAACCATGGTCGTTGTCTCAACCACAGGCTTCATCTTCTTGGTCTTGGCAATTGCCTTCTTGTCGCTCTTGTCTTTCTTCATGTTAATTGCTTTGCTATCAAAGCGCTTGACAGTGCCCTCTTCCTTTTTGGAGCGGCCGCCTTTTTTGAGTTTCAGCTCAGTCTTTGGATCGCCCTTGTGCTTTGCTGACTCATGCTGCGAGATAGCTTTCTTGGCAATCTTCTTGTCTACGGCGAGGTCTTTCTTTTCCTCGGCCTTCTCCTCTTTTTTCATCGCCTTCTTGGTGACGAAGCCACCTTCCTTAAAGCAGGGTAGGTCGCACTTCATCTTTGGGTTTGCTTTGAATCCTTCCATGTTACTTCTCCTTACCTTTGTAAACCGGTTAAATAGACCGTGCGGCCGTCCTTTTTTACTGCTGTCAGTGCTTCATTCTTTAGCTTGCTCGGGTCGTACGAGACGTGAACCCAACCAGAGTCTGGCACGCCCTGCGTGTAGAACTCCAGGATAACCTGCGTGAACTTCAGGTTGTCTGAGATCCACTTCGCCAGGTCATAGTTCGACACGCCGGGTATCTCGATGTCCGCGGCCTGGCCCTTGCAGTGATCTGATGTTGGGCTCCCGCCAACCTTTTGATTAACGGCCGGTGCGCGGAACCCGGAGTTGCACTTTACGCCCGTTTTGAAGTGATCTCGGACGGGCTGCAGAACGTTCTGCGCGAGCGCCATGAGGGCCTGTACCTGCTCCTCGTTCGGAGTGTTGTCGATCCCGTGACGCAGCGCGGCCTCGCTCTTCGTCATCTCCGACAGCGTGAAGTTCGGGGAGAGGTTCATTTTGTTTGGTTGCTGCCTATTTTAATGCCGGTGATTAGACCAATAAACCCACCGACAATCGTCTGGAACGCCGGCATCAGCATCTCAAAGATCTTGTTGTTGTCCACTTTTTCGTCAAACAAGCCAAAACAGACGGACACTGTCATGCCCAAGAGGATCATAGACAGGGAGATGGTTGCGATGATCGTTATCCAAAATCCAAGACGTTCAAGGTTTGAGTTCATCTCTTGGCCTTCATGTCCATGATCTTCTCGAGCGTGCGTCCTCCGAAGTAGAAGGACATCACTAACATGCCCCACTGCCCCAGGAGAGACACAAAGTTGTCGGAGATGTCAAGCCCGGACGCGTCCATGATCACCATCGCCAGGTACGCGGTCAGGATGTAGATCAGCGTCATGGGTCGTATGTTCTTCGATAGCCACGAGTCGGAGCCCATGTCCGACTGCAGTCTCTTCGTTAACTCTTGCGCCTCGACATTGTCAGCCTCGAGCTCTGCGAGCTGGCCCTTCTGGGCCATCTCCATCAGCTTCGCCTGGGCCTCGGCCTTGGCCGTTGGATCGGGCAGCACACGATCCAAGACCTTCTCGCCTATCTTCAGTATGGTGTCAATACCTACCATATTACTTGTCTGCCTTGTCCTCGAGCTTGTCAAATATGCGGACGAGCATGCTCTTGATCTCGTCTATGTCGCGCTTGAAGTCGTCCTTGGTGACGTAGATCAGAGGCAGCTCGGAGATGCGGTCCTCGATGCGGATGATCGACTTTGATAGGCTGTTCAGGACCCAACCACCAAAGAAACCGGCCAAGCCGATCGCTATGTTAATTAGATCCTGGGAGTCCATCGGATTCCTTTTGTTTCAGTTGTTGTGACAGCTCAAAGAGCGCGGTCTCTTCCTTAATCTTGGCGATCACTTGGTACACCTCGGCGTATGGCTTGCCGGACAGGTAATACAGCACCTCGTTGATCGTGTCTACGGATAGCTCGTACTTGCTGATCATGGCGCGGATGTAACCTCAAAGGTTGTGGTGTTGTAGTACAGCGCCTTGAGCCCGGTGATTGCCACGCTACGGATTGGCGTTATGAAGCACCTAGAAACTCCGTCAGAGTCAACGGTGGATCCGGATGCGTTGATTACGATACTGTTGGCGTGCTGGTTGTTGGCCCCTGCGTAGTACCCGATCGCGATTGCGGCCTGACCCTGGTTTGTGTATCCAGAGTTGTACCCGATCGCTATCGCCCTTTGGTTTTGTGTTACGGTCCCGGCGTATGCGCCAATCGCAACAGCCCGAGTTGCTTGTGTTGTGTCTCCGGCATACTGTCCGATTGCAACGCAAGATATTCCCTGAGAAGCATTCCCCGCGTTTTGGCCGATTGCTATTGAGGCCCCTCCTTGAGATGTCTGTCCCGCATTGACCCCGATCGCTACGGCGTTACCTGATTGCGATGTAGACCCAGCCAAGTACCCGATGCACACTGCGTAGGTTCCCTGGCCTGAATTTGCGGAGTCGTATCCAATTGCAATCGCGCCTGCGCCTTGGTTCAGACGACCCGCTTGGTATCCAACCCCAATCGCATTGTTTCCTTGCGTTGTGCTTCCAGCGTAGTTTCCTACGGCGACGGCGTCCGTGCCCTGGCCTGAGTTGGCGGCTTGGTTCCCAACCGCGACGGATCTTGTGCCCTGCCCTGAGTTCCCTGCGTAGTTACCAACGGCTACAGAGTAGTTCGCTTGACTTGAGGATCCGGAGCCGGAGCCGACTGCCACGGCGCCGTTCCCCTGAGATGTCTGTCCCGCATTTCCCCCGATCGCTACGGCGTTTGCGGTTTGGGAAGAGCTCCCCGCCAATGTGCCGATTGCGACGGTATTAGCACCTTGCGATGTCGCGCCCGCCGATGTGCCGATTGCGATTGGGTCGGTGTACACCACCCCGGAGGCTACAATCTGCCAGTCTGAGGCCGCGGAGGCCCCGCCGTATGCGGCGGAGAGTATCGTCAGGCTGGTGCCCGAGAACGCGGTGATGTTGCCCGCCATGAATATGGTCGTGTCCGCGGTTGAGAAAATGCGAACGGTTTGACCAACGGTAAACGCGGTGCTTGTGTTGCTAACGTTTACCGTGAACGTCTTGGACCCCATGCCGGGTGTGTTTGTTGTTGTGCTGGTTAGCGCGGTGTACCCTAGTCCCGAGGACCCCGTAGCGCCAGTGGCCCCTGTAGCGCCGGTTGCGCCTGTGGGTCCTGTGGCACCCGTAGCGCCCGATGCTCCGGTAGCGCCCGTAGCGCCTGTGGGTCCCGTGGGTCCGCCAGCGGGTCCCGTGGGCCCTGTGTCGCCCGTGGCTCCTGTTGGTCCTGTGGCTCCGGTCGTTCCCGTTCCTGTGGCTCCGGTTGCGCCCGTTGGGCCTGTCGCCCCTGTTGGTCCTGTAGCACCTGTAGTGCCCGCCCCTGTGGCGCCCGTGGCTCCTGTTGCACCCGTAGCGCCTGTGGCACCCGTAGCGCCTGTGACACCCGTAGCGCCTGTGACACCCGTAGCGCCTGTGGCACCCGTAGCGCCTGTGGCACCCGTAGCTCCCGTAGCGCCGGTTGGGCCCGTTGGCCCACCGAATGCTCCCGCGGGCCCCGTTGGCCCGGTGTCCCCGGTTGGGCCCGTTGGCCCGCCGGGTGTTCCTGTTGCGCCTGTGGCCCCGGTGGCGCCGGTCGCGCCCGTGGCTCCGGTGGCACCTGTTGCCCCGGTGGGTCCCGTTGGTCCGGTGGTCCCGCTGATGTACTTAACAACGCCCGCGGCGTCCTTGAAGTAGATCTTCTCGTCTCGGATGTTAATCGCGAGCTCGCCGCTCACGAGCTGTCCCGCGGTCGGAGCAGCGCCGGTGGTGGAGCTGTGAAATAGTTGTAGTGGTGTGTAACCTGCCTGTGCCATGTTTATTCCTTGTAGTACTCCAGGTTTTTCTTTAGTCTTTCATCCTCTGGCGCGAGCTCTAGCGCCTTGGTCCCGTGCTCAATTGCCTTGTCCTTTACCCCCATCCGGTACGCGGCGATCGCGGCCAGGTCGTGTGGCATAGGGCCCCAGGACTCGGGCCTTGAGGTGTATCC